TGCGCTCAACATGATCCACCAAGAGCTTGGGTACGTTGCTACGGACAAGCGGTCAAAGGAAATTGACGTAGCAAAGGGGCACATCGAATGAAGAAACCCGATCCGGAAACGTATTTTTTGGCGCGGCACTCAGGGTTGTTCCGCTACACGAACGATCCTGGCCAGCCACTCATGTTGTCTGTTACACTGCCGGCTCAGAAAGAGGAGCGAAAACGAGATGACCGTGTACAAAGGCGTCAACGCCTTCGGAAACAATCCCGGCGATAGCCTACGGGCGCCGGTCACAACTTGGTCGGGCCACAGCGGCATGCCGGGCGGCAAGCTCGAACGCTATCCTGGCCCGACGGGCGACATTAGCGGCGGCAACCGCCGGCTCGCGAAAGCGACTTACGGCGAGGGTGACGGCATGGCGACTGTCATGCGCGGGACGAATGCTTTCACAAGGAGTGCGAAACGTGGCAAAGTGTAAGCCTGAGGGCAAAAAAGAAGCCCCGAAGAGCGTAAAAATTGGCGGAAGTCACAAAGAGAATTACGCTCGTCATGAACGCGAGCATGTTGCGCGCGGTCATAAAAAAGGGAAGTGACCCATGTTTTACCGACCGGGGGGCACCCATCGAGCCCCGAACAGACAGTACGACGAGGTTTACGCCGACTTCATTGACGGCGCGACGGATTGGCTCCCGGTCAACAAGGGCAATTGGGTCGGGGTGAATATTTGCCGCGCCTCGATAATTTTCCACTCGGAAACCCGCAGCGATGTTCACCGCATGCCGTGGGCGCCCGAGGTTCAAGTGTTGCTGGAATGCAAGTCGATGGGCGGCCAGCCTGATCATTCGGCGTGGCCCATTGACCAATGGCAGAACCTCGTCGTGGCGACCGGCAGGCGTATAAATATTGACGGGTGGATACGGCTCCGAATTTTGAACATCAACAATGTCGACGGCACCGGCGTTTCGATGAAACTTCAAGTGTCGCGGTCTGGTGACGTGGGGGCGGGCTCATGAGCGGCTTTGACACGAGCGTATCGACGACAACCGCGCGGTTCATGGCAAAACAGTACGGTTCGATCTTGCGTGGTTACGGACCGCCGGTCCAGCAAGCAGGTGTTGCGGGCGACCTCTACATCGACGTGGTGACGTGGAAGCTTTACGAGAAGCGCGAGATAAACGGCATCCATGCGTGGGGCCACCATTTGTGGGTCGTGCCGGCACTCTACCGGTACGGGCTCAAATGGTTCGGGCCGTCGCGGCCGACGAACGATCTTGGCGTCGTGTCTGACTACTACTTGCAGTGGAGCGGCTGGAACAATTACGGCATGTGGCCGACGATTTGGGGCCCAAAAAACTGGTACGGCTGGCCCGAGAACGGCGACGGTCCTGGTCTGAAAATCGCTCTTGAGAACGCAGACAGCGTGCTGCCAGTCGGGCTGGTCGACGAGGGGCCGCGCGAGCAAGATATTGCGCCGCTGCAATTGATCGACACGGGGCTGCTTGATGAGATCACCGTTCCGGTTCCGGTAACGGCGAATGCCGGCGAGTTGATCCTGCAACTCGGGCTGCAATCCGGCGGCTTCCTGTTCAAACTTCCGCTTAACCCGCTATGGCCGGTCGAAGACCGCCACCACATTGAAGGGCCTGGACGATGAGTTACACGGCACAGACGGATTTCCTTGGCCTTTGGCGTATGACCTCGACGGGCGTCGAGAAGGCCATGATGCCGGGCCTTGACTGGTGGGTTGCGGCCATGGGCCGAGCCGGCCTGATCAATGTTTTTGTGAGCAGGACTCCGCCGACGGTGAACCAGCCAACCACGGCGTGGTTCATGCCGGCGAGCCCGTCATATGCGGCTGAAGGCGTGCTGTTCCTCTGGAACGGCAACCAGTACGTGCCGGCAACGCCTGATCTGTTCCTGCGCCTGATGATGTTCACCGGTCTGGGGCTATCCGGGCTGCTCGATGACTACTTTGGCGACGAACAAGGTTCGATTATCTACCGCGACATTGACGTATGGAAAGCGCTCCCGCCTGGCAATCCTGGCGCCGTGCTCACCACAATGGGGTTGCATGCCAACCCGATCTGGCGCGCCATTACGGCTTCTCTCGTGGCGAATGACAGCACGGCGCCCGGCACAACGGTCGCCGACGCATTGAGTTTGCTTCGGGATGCTTTGAGCCTGCTGACGAGTGACGATATCCACAATGCGTCAACTGTTCCTGGCGTGACGGTCACGCAAGCCCTTGATGCGCTCGTTAATGCCATTAACGGTATTGATAATGCGCACGTTCATAACCTTTCGAATGTTCCCGGCGCCACGACGAAGGACGCCCTGAATGCGATATATGCCAACCCATTTGCGGGTTTCGGCTACGGCACGGCTGGCTACGTGCTGACTTCAACCGGTCCCGGTACGCCCCCAGTCTGGAAGTCGCTTTCTTTGGCGATTGGGACGAGTGGCGTAACGAACCAAAGTGGCGTTCCTGGTGCTACGGCGACAGATGCGCTGAATTACATACAGGGTGAAATTGCCGCGCTCCAGCAGGGCGGCTCCGGCACCCCTTCCCCAAGTAATAGATGGCCTGTGGGGTGCAATTGGGTTGTGCCTCCTTTTCTTACCGTCAACTTTGACAATAGTCCCAGCGGAACTATGTTCATCGTTGAAACTTCACTTGTAATTCTTGACTACATTGGAGTGGGGCAGGGAATTTACTACAACAACGCTGGTGCATTCGACAGGACGCCGGACACTACGGGTAACGGGGGTATTACAGGTAGAGCTTTTACCCAGTCAGATGTCGCACAATCTAGGTCTGGCGTAATAACGGGAACGTATTCAGCGGTACCTCCCGTACCTGGTACATGGATTGGCGTGAATGGTACTCCAGATGAAGTTGTTATGATGTCATATAATGTCGATCTTACACCTAACAAAAAATGGGATGGCAGCCCCTCAACCCAATTTGTACGTATTGCATAAACATGCTACGGTGCGTTGTAGACCCCATGGAGGATAAAAAATGCAGCGCACTCTCGCATCTGCTACCGATCTTGAATACTCCACTGCCGACAACAAGATGATCCGCATGCAGGCAAAATTCTTGGAGCTAGATTTTTCGGTTCCTTTTGACGCCTGTTTGACCTTTCCGGATGCACACCAGCGCAATGCTTACACCCGCGCCGTCGCCGGTGAGTTTGGTCCTGTCGCACCGTATAAACCAATCACAATGAAAGGTTTCAAGCTCGACGAAAATGGCAAACCTGTAAAAGGCGAAGAAACCGATACGTTAATTCGGCATGCGTATTTAGGCGAAAATAACCAACTGCGGTTTGAGTATAAGGCGGCCTAGGCCGCCTTTTTTTATGCGATACGTATAAATTGATTTGACGGATAAGTTGGTTTGAAACCACCGATACTAGAGCCAGAGAGTTGCACTTCGTATTTTGCCCCGTTTACCCCAATCCATGTTCCATCGACAGGCGGTATACTGTATGCAGTCTCAAATATCGATGGCGCTATCGCGATACATTGCGCCCGCGTAAATGGCGCAGATGCACCCATTATGTCCGTGTAAAAGGTACTGCCTATATTTTTACCGTCCATGCTAGGTTCAGCAGTAGCTGCATAGAGATGGTAAAAAACATACACCGTATCGGGAATTATACCGGTAAAAACGATAGCGTATGCCGTGGCGCTTCCTGCACTCGGGTCTCCAGTAGTTTCCCATGCGATAACCCAATTGCACCCCACAGGCCATCTATTACTTGGGGAAGGGGTGCCGGAGCCGCCCTATCTCGGTGTGTCGTAGTCGTTGACGGCAAACGTGCAGATCACCGCGTCGAGGCGGTCGGGAGACCGGCCAATTTCTGCCCGTATCTTTTCTTTCGGCGTAACGAACAGGCGCGCATGCTCGTCGCGACGACAGCCGGCGGTCCCCCATTTGTATGCAGCGCATTCTTCTTGCAGCATTTTGTCATTCTTGACCGAGACTGACCCGTTCAAATACTGGGCAAATTTGAAGTGAAGCTCAGCGCGACGATTGGCAAACTGCACGGAATTATGGGCGCCAGAACCGAAGCTGACCGGGATGATCCTGTTCCCCCGGTCGCGCATTCGCAGCCGGAGAGCGTCGACGAGACCCTTGCCGATGCCGGTCGAGTCAATGCAGATGACGTCCATATCGTAGCGTTCGTACGCGGCCCGTATCCAGTCTGCCTGGACGTTCTGGTCGGAATTTTTAATCTCGCCCCAAATTCTGTTCCCGATGCAGCACCCCTGGCGGTCGCAGACGAACGTGCTGTCGGAACCGTCGCCGGCTGGATCGACAGCCAGAATTTTCAACGTTCCTTCCGTCGGCGGAACCCGAGACAGCATGGCTTGCTGGACGAGTGACGGCGGGAAGAAATCGAGAGTGCTGTCGGCCAGAAAACATTCGGAATAAGTGACTGGAAATTCTTGTCGCGTGAGCCGATGAATGCTGTCAGGCGTGCCGCCGTTCATTGTGGCGATGTCGTAGTTCTTCCGATAAAACCAGTAAGTTTGCGGCGGCGTCAACCTATGGATGCGACTGTACTCGACGAGTTCAAGTGGAGGCTGCCACTTATCCGGAACCTCTTCTTTGTAGTCCACCATGGCGGTCCATGGTAGAAAATGCATGCGCCAAAGACCGGTGTTGTTTTCCCGATGCGCCTGTTCGCACATATTGAAAAACATGCCGCTCGCCCCGTTGCCGGTCGATTCCATGAAAATTTCCGTGCCGACTTGATCGAGCACGGTCTGTAAAATTCCAGACGACAAGTCTTCGGTGTTGTCAAAAAAAGCGGCCTCGGAAAAGTGTAGATAGTGAGTGTCTTCTGACCGCCCGATGTTCCCGCCTTCCGCCGACGAAACGCGGTAGGACGATTGGAGTCGGCTGAAAATCAACTCACGTGCGTTTGAGGCGCCGGTCACTGGCCGGATAGGTTCCGGAAGTTCTTCGTAGAATGTGCGGACTTCGCGATGAAGGTGGCTGGCGCTATCGTTACGGTGAGCCACAACGTGGGCTCGCCGGCCGCGTTTTGACAAGACTGCGTGGAAGAACCGCGCGCTGATGTAGGTTGAAACGCCCATGCGGCGCGCTTTTGGGACAAGCGCGCGCACGCGGCCGTACGTTTTCCTCTCCAATTCGATACGCTGGTGGAGAATTTCTTGTGCTGGGTTGAGGATAAAGTGGATGCGTCGGCCGCCTTCGCGCGGCCGAATCATCAGGAATCTTTCGCGGTACCAGTTGAAATCGCAGATGCGGTCACTGATAGCTTGCGGGGTTGCCCTTTCCCATGGCCACATTATTTTTTGCCGGTTTTTATTTCCAAGCCAAAAATTAGCCCGAGGCCAATGAGCAGGGCGTTCCCGAGGTCGATGCTTTCAAACCCTGGAATCTCAACCCCAAATACTGACCGCGCGGTTGCGGCAGCAATAACTGCAAGACCGGCGACGGTCGTTTTCCAGTGTATGAGACATTGCTGAAGGAACGAGGATTTTTCGGGTGTCGTAGGGGTATCGGTCATAGTTGCGTTCTCCTTTGAATCCGTACACACTACTACCATGAAGCGTCTTGAGCATCAATTATCCGTTATTTTTCGTCCGCCGGGCGGTGCGCCGTTTCGTGTGGATGTCCAACGCCTTCGGGACGCCGTAACAATAGCGAGGCTAGCAAACATGAGTGCTCTGTCTGAAAAGCTTGCGAAAGCCCGCCAAGTCGCGAGCGACTTGCGCGGAAAGATGATGAGGGATGCCGATGCCCTGCTGGCAAAAGGCGAGAAGCTTGACAAGAAGCGAGAAGAAGTTTTTGCCGCGCACCAAGCCGATCTCGACACTTCAGCAGGCGAGCTTGACGCTCTTGACCGAGAGCTTGACCTTTTCTCCAACGAGCCCCGCCCTACGCCGCCTACCTCAGGTGGCGTTGCCGGTGGCGGAACGGATATTAATTGGGTGCGGAATGATCCAAAGAGCGTTATCTAGCCTGGTGCTGGCGATCGTGCTGTCGGGGTGCCAGCACGTAAGCATCCCCGACCACCAGCCCGCCGGCTGGCACCGGCCGGCCAAATGGTGCGGCTGGTGGCTGGCGACTCGACACCGCATGTTTGATCGCCGCCTGTGGAAAGCTTCTGAGTGGCGCCATGTTGGGATGCCGGCCCCCGGTCCCGCACCAGGAGTCATTGGCGTCCTCCCCCATCATGTTTTCGAAGTCGTTGAAGCAGGGCCACCTGGCTTCGTTCTCGCGATATCGGGCAACTACAGGCACGCCGTCCGCGAGCATCGGCAATCGACTCGTGGGGTTGTCTGGCGGCGACTACCGTGAATACGGATCGTAGTTGACTGGCGGGTACCAACTTCCCATGAACAATTCCGGCTGGCGGGTGACCGGAACCCGCTGGACATGGCCGCCATCAATGAACGAGCTTGTGCGACCGGTCCCCCAGTCAATGCCGGAGACGAGTTTGAACTGTCTCGCCAGATCGCGTAAAAATAAGTAGTATTTAATGTCTCCTTGGTATTTCCCGCCTGAGAATATCCCGAGGTCTGCCGCAACCCCGTAGCCATGCGTTCCGACGGTCCGGAGTTGCGTGGCTTTCTGCATGAACAGCCTGGATTGCCGGGCTTGCGACCGGTAGGTTTCGAGGACTCGTACGTCGATACCGCGCTCCTTGGCCTTGTTGGTGAGCGCCTGGACGGCCGCGCGCGTGCCGGGCTCCAGCATGGCAAGGTCTTTGCAGATTTCGCCATCTTTCCGGAACCATGGCGAGTTGCGAATGACCTCCTGGTAGAAATTCACACCAGCACCCAATTTCCAGTTGCGGCGGTCGCGAACCATTCATCGTCAATTGTACGCAGCGTTATTGTTGACCCCACGGCCGTCGATGAGCAGTTTTTGAGTGCCGTGCCGGTTCCGAGACGCATCTTTGTCTGGATTGTAATGGTACCAGCCGCAACAACGGCGAAGATGAATTGTGTGCCAACAGACGGCGGCGGCATGACATAAAGGACATTGTTAACATCTGCATTCGTCCATACGCCGTTGAGAAACCCCTGCTCCGGAGCGAGGAAGGCGGTCGTTTCATCGGACGAAAATTCGCCGGCGGGCGCTGCGAGAAGACGGCGCCAAAGCGCTGGCGTTGCTGGCTTGAAATTGTCGTCAAGGCGGTCGTAGAGCCAGATCGTTCCTTCTCGCGCCCAGGAGTGCGGTGAGTCAGTTCGCAACCACACTGTATCGTTCCTGATTTTCGGCGGGGGCGGATCGCTACGGTGTACCCAGAGCCTGATGATTCCGGCTTCGAACAAACTCTGCACGACAAAATCGAGTCCAGGGATACGCACGAAGCGCTGCCCTTTGCCGTCATTGCGCAAGAGGGCCGGAAAATCAGTTTGTCGGGAGTAGGACATGGGGCCTCACATCTTCACGCGGATCGTCGCGAGGTATGCATTTTGGAATGGCTGGGTTGCAAATCCGCCGATCACAATTCCACCAGAATCGTGCTTCCACTCGATAGAGGTATCTAGTACCCATCCGTTCTGCATTCTCTGCAATGCACCTATGCCTGCACCGTATGAGAAGAGCCAGACATTCCTGCTCGCCGGCCCAAGAGTCGCCGAAACGTTATCCTGGTAGGTGGACGCAAAGATGTACGGCCGCGGCGGGCCGCCGGTCGATATGGCCGGTAGTGACGGCATGCCATCGCGGAGCCGGAACCATTCAGCTATGCGATCCAGGTATGACTGGGGTACGCCCAGCGCATACCTTTGCTGAAGAGCCAGCGCGGTCCCGAGTGAGAGATTGCCGCTGGCGTTAACGCCTTGGACCGCGACTGTCTGCTCGACGAACCAAAACGTGTCGCGCCATGTGCCGTGATAGCCAACGTCAAAACCGGCACGGATGCCGACCGTTGCGCCGGCCTGGAACGGGCTGGCTGCGCTGGCGGTCCCCCCGAGGCCCGCAAGTGACGCTCCGAAGAACCAGCCGCGAATTTCTGGGTACTGCGGCACGGCGGAGCGCGGTAGCGGCGTAAGGTCTGCTGCGGCCGCGGTGCTCGACAAGAACGCCGCAGCGATAAAAGTCGCAAGCTTGCGCATCAGAAAATCTCCTTCAACGTGCCATCTTTGCTCTTCGCCGGCGGGCTGTCGGCATCAAGGATGTCCGCCTTGGCGTGGTGCAACCTTGCGCGCGCTTGCAATTTCGTTGCGGCGAGCCGGTGAGCCTCGGCGGTCATTGCACTCCGCTGTTCGCCCTTCTTTTTTACTGGCCGTTCGATTGTCTGCTTCATTTCGCGTCCTCCAGGATGTTTGCAACGGCGCCGACCGCCAGCATGGCCTTTTCGATTGCGGCAACAATTTCGAGAATCTTAGCACCGTTCGGAACGACCCAGTACGTTTGTTCGAGAATTGCACGAACGGTACGTACGGTCTCCAGCCAGTTTGCATCGGGGTTTGGTGTCAGGCTGATCTGTGACAATGCTTGCATCGCCTCGCGCACCGCGCAAAGGTCGCCAGCATGGCTGCGTATCCATTCTTCATTCGTCATGGCAGTTTGATCTGCATGAAACGACCGCCGAAATAGGCTTTGCTTTCCGACCGGGCGACGGATGCGTATTTCGGGTCAATTGTAAGTTGCCGTTCTTTTGGGTTCATCGCAGCGTAGATACGCTGAATTTCAGCGGCGTTCCGGCGAGCGACGATCTGCGTCGCAAGTTTTGGCCGCCCCATTAAAACGAGCTTCGTGATCCTGCCGGTCTTGTCTGTTCCGGAAACCTTCCCTTCGAACTGACTGACGAGCCAAGGATCGTCAACCCGCATCCATCCTTTCATCAGAGCCTGCGCCATTTCTTGCGGCGTGTCGTTGATGATCCGGAAGTCATATCCGGGGTACCGCTCTCGGTGCGGAATGACGAGAGCCAGCGGCCGGTCGTAAGTGATATTTTCCGTTATCTGTTTTAAGTCGATTGGCTGGGCGAATGGCGACGGTCCGAGGTCTTCAACTTTTGGAATTTCGAACGGTGCCGGTGCGGATTCGGGAGCTTGCGGGGCGAGGTTTTGCGGCAAGCTCTGAAACGGGTTCGGGTTAGGTGCGAAGGGGTTCATTTCTTGCTCCTATGCGCATTTGCCGACTGGACGAAGCGCTTCACGTAAGATTTACGCTGTTCGTCAGTGTAGTTTGACCCGAGCGCGGCTAGGTTCTTATTGAGGCGAGCGCGCAAATCAGGCGGGAGGTCTCGCCGGTCTTTCCACTCTGCGTTGCGACCGGCGGGGCGCTTGTCCACTTCGGGTGCGGGGTCGGCAGCTTTGCGGGCTTTTTTGGCGGGCTTCTTTTCTTCCTCGTCGTCTTCGGCTTCTTCCTCGTCGTCTTCGGCTTCTTCATCATCATCTTTCTTCTGCTTGGCGGGTGCGCCAAATTTTTCGTTGACCGCTTCCACAAGGGCGCTTGCGTATTCGGCTGCGCTTTCAAAGTCGTCAATCGACAGGACTTTTGCGTACTCATTTGCCAAACGTAATTTTTCGGGGTGTTTTTCAATTCCCGGAGCAATGAGCTTTATTTCTTTTTTCACTTCCGCCGCGCCAAATTTCTGGGTCGCAGCGGGAGCTATCGCGTTTTCAAGTTGGCGAATTTGCTCGCTTATTTTCAAAGCGGCTTCCTTATCGCCTACCATTACGGCATCGTCGAATTGCGCCTGCAAGTTTGCCTTAACTTGCGATTTCATGATATCCTGAATGTCAACCATACGTCACCCGTGCAACTCGTTTGCCGTAATCCGTTCGCGGGGACCAGCATAATCGGCTTCTTTCTTTGTTGCGGGGACCGGGTCGGCTTCATCGTCGGTCCACTGGAGCTTGTCGACGTCGACGATTGACTCAAACTTGCCTGCTGGCCACCAGCCGACAGCATCGCGATGGGTGGAGATATAGCGCCAGCCGCCGGTCGAGACCGTGGGGCCTTTAATCGCATGAAACTGGGTTCCGGCTCCCCATGTGTAAAGCACCCAATCTCCGGCATGTACGGGATGTTGCTGGTACTCGCCATTCACGTTTTGATACGCGAATGCCAGCGGTCCTAAGCGCACGATTTTTCCGAATTGCGTACTATGTTGCGCAAGCTCGCGAGCAATGTCCGGCATGATAAGCGACCCTAGTTTTTTCGACGGATAAGGGACGCGAATAAGAATCATGTCACGAACAGGTTGGATATGTTGATGGGGTAGCTCTATGTCATAAAGGGACATTTTGTTGGTCTCCTAGGATTTGTTGGTCAGGGCTAGCAGGGAATTGCGGAGCAATCCAGGGGGCTGTTCCAGCAGGCGGAGCAATTGGTGGTACGATTGGCCCCGGCCTTGCAGGAGCGGGGCGAGCGGGGGAGAGCGGTCGCCCCATGTGTCCGCCGCTAAACGCTCCAGAAGGCATTGCAGGGCGCTGTGGAATACTTGCGTCACGGGGTGGTTGAGCCACTCCTCCACTTCCTCCTGGCTCACCCGTTTCAGTGGAACCAGAGATAGCTGGCTTTGAAACTTCTCTGTCATTTTGTAGCCCCTCTATTATCTTTTGGAGTTGTTTCATTTGTTGTTCGCGTTGCTGAATGCCGGCAGCGTCTTGCTCGACTTTCGACAGGTTGACCAGAATTTCCGAAAGCTTGACGGCGGCTTCTGTATTGGCACGCTGCCTCGATGTACGCTCTTTCTCAAACTGGAGTTGCAGGTCTGCAGCGTCTGCGAGTGAGATAGGCGGCGGGGGAACAGGAGGTGGTAGCGGCGGTGCGATGAGTTTTTCCGGATCGGGGAGCCGCATCGTCTGCAAGAACCGCAATGCGACTTCGCGTACGTTGAAAATAAGCGGCATTTGCAGCATGGATTGGTACAACGAAGCCATCGCAGCACGGTGCATTTCGGTGACCATATTCGGGTCGGCCGACACTGCAACATAGCCCACTGACCGCTGCCCAATTTCAGGCGGTAGCGCGTCGTATGCCCAAGCCATCATCCCGAAGCTTCGAAGTTCGCTCGTCACCGCAAAAATGATGCGGCGAAACACCGCGCCGGAGACCTCGGAACCGCTGTCAATAATCCCCCGCGCCAGTGTTGCTGACATTGATGCGGGTGCGTTTTCAAGCATGTTGAGCGTGCCGGCAAGGCGGTCGCCGAGTGTTATGAGTTTGTCGAGCGTCTGGAACATGGCCGGCGTGACTTGCTTTTGTGGAAACGCCGAAAAAACTTCGCTGATCGGCCGGCCATCAGTCGGGATAGCGGTCACGCGATTCGATTTTAGTTCGATGTGCTCCGTTAGCCCCATTCCGGAGCTTGCGTACACGCCGCCGTTTTCTGCGTTTGATTTTGCAACGTCGTCAATTGACGCCAGCATTCGGTTCGCCGAGCTTTCAGGCTGGTCAAGAAGCCACCCAAATCCGAACGGAAAGAACCCGCCATCAGGGTCCGGAATCATTTTGTAGGCATAGTATCTAACGAACGGATTGAAAGCAATGTCGTCATTATTGACAATAACGGTTTTTTCCGACCAGCGCGGAAGCATCTTTATGACTTCCGGAACGTTGTCGTCGGCAACGGTGACGATCCATGGTTCATCAATGCCGTCGCCATCCATGTCAACCCACATATCGACTTCATAAAATAGCTTTAATTCTTGGGGGTCTTCAGTGTTAAAATCTGGGTTGTAGTCAACCCAATGACCCAATGCGATTGACCGCTCTATCTCATACGGGTATTTTTCAAACTTGTGCGTAATGCGCGGAACGCGGTCGATTGATTTTGCACCCCTGTTTATAATGACTTCATCGACTGTCAGAAATGTAGACCTGAATTCTTTCGCGTGCTCGTCGTACCAGCGTTTCCGCCACGAGAGACCGGTCACGGCCATATGCATGATAAGTGGGTCGGTGTCGGTCACCCATGCCTTGTCGACGCTGCGGAGTTGCGTCGAGAGCCATGCCGCCAGCGGTTCGGCGCCGGGTTCCGATGCATGAGCTAGGTCGGGTTCCGACAAGATGGCTTTCGTGGCGCGGGCGGTGAATTGAATGACCGCGCTTGTCGTGAGGCCGGTCCCTGGAGCGAAAGCGGGCTCGTTGCTGCCCTTCTGTTCGCGGTTCTGAGGTTCGTCCTTGTTCTTCCCGTCCCGGAAGTTGTCGAGGTACGCACGGGCATTGCCTTGCCACTCGCCCATGCTCTGTTCGTCGAGTCTGACGAGTTCGAGAATATGCTCGCCCAAAACCCGTCGATCGGATGCTTTCAACCTCTCTGCGAGGTTTCCGATCTTGCTGGGTTCGGCAACGTTGAATTTTATGGCGGGGCTCTGGTATCGCATGGCCTACCTCTGCACGAAGCGTACACACTTTGTCAACGGCTGAATTTTGACGAGGTTACACCAAGCGTGGTAAAAAGATAAATCGACGTTCAACACGGCCCTGGAGGCCGCCACAGGGGAATCAAACCATGGAAATTATTGACCGCTCGCGGCAGCCTTCGCAGTATTGGCCGGGGCTTTACGCACTTTTTGGGCTCGACTACGAGAGGCTTGAAAAAATCTACCCCAAGTTTTTTGAGCCGAAGACTTCGACGCGAGCGTTCGAAGAATTCATGGTCGAACGTGCCGGTCTCGGGCTGGCGGTCCAGCAGGCTGAATTGGCGCCGGTTGAGTTTGACGGGCCGAATGAAGGCATCCGGACACAGGTCACTTTCGCTTCCTACGGGCTGGCGGTCGGCATTTCTCGCGAAGCGCAGGACGACAATCTGTATGAAGATGTCGGCGGCCGGTCGATGAAAGAATTGGCGTTTAGCGCGAAAGAAACGATGGAGTACATCGCTCACGCGCCACTTCAAGTTGCCGTTGATCCGATCAACGGTATTCGTGCCGACGGCGTGCCGCTCGGGTCGCCAAATCACCCTACTGTTTCCGGACCGCAGTCAAACCTCTTGACCGCCGCCAATGTTTCCGAGCTTGCATTCGAAAATGCGGTAATCGCAATTGGCTACATGCGCAATTCGCGGTCGTTCTACATTAACGTTCGGCCGAAGCGCGTGATTCTCTCACCAGAAAGCGGCCCGGAAACCCGTCGCATTCTCGGTTCGCCGTTGCAGTGGAACAGCAGTAACAACAATATTAACGTTTTGCGTGCGACCGGCGCCCTTCCGGAAGTCGTCGAAACTCCGTATCTCGTCGATAAGGATGCTTATTTTATCCAGACGACAATTCAGGATATGGACAACGGCGAAGGCTTCTGTTTCTGGGAGCGTTCCGCCCTTGAAACGCGGGAGGACACTAACTGGTCGAATCAGGCCAACCTTCTCGCGATATGGTTCCGCGTAGCTTCGTCGATAGTTGACTGGCGCAGCGTTTTTGTCTCGCCAGGCGCGTCCTGACGCGATATACTCGTGAGGAACGGTGTCGAGTCCGCCAATCTTATCGACATTGTTCGATAGCCTCCCAGTCCCCGACTTGCCCGGCCCTTGCGGCCGGGCTTTTTACAGGTAGGATGGCGACATGAAACCGAAATTCAGTCGATTCACGGTCTGGGGGGCGTGCGCACGCTGCGGGGCTCGCGTCAGGTATGACACGCTGGCGCGTGAGCGATTGACCGGACTCCTCATGTGCACCCGTGCCAGCGGGCGCCCGGTCAACCCGTGTTTTGATCCGTGGCCGGAAGTGTTGGATTTCCAGTTGAAACCTGACCGGTCGATTGAACCGCCGGCGGAACCCATGCCGGCACGCTGGGGTCTCGACACGCTCTGGTCTGGCGGCCAGCCGCAAGCCAAAGCACCCGCCGATGCTTTCCGCATTCAGAAATTTTTCGTTGTTCCTGGCGTGAATGCTCCCGAGCAGCCGCTTGATCTGCGCATACCGGTCCGGTCAAACCAAACGCCTAAAGGCGTTGCGTACATCAACGCGCAAGAATATGATGGTACGTTTATTCCGTCCAATTCCGTCCGAACGGTCGTTCCGGAGAACCCCGCACCTTCTAACCTTGGCGCGCTCCCATGGGCCGTCGCAAAGGGGGTCTAAATGACAACCGCGCTAAGCGTGATAAAGCAGGCATTGATTCTCTACGGAATTATCGACGAAGAAGAGGAACCGACCGCCGCAGACGTAGAGAAAAGCGTGCTGCTGCTCAACAACTTGTTGCGTGACGCCCACATGGATGCAGCGGCGCAATACTTGATGCGGCGAACGGAAACAATGATTCCCCGCGGTCGCAACGGCCACACGTACACGTTTGTAATTGGGACTGCCAAACCTGAGTACCTTGTACAAAAAGATGCTGTTGGCGTTCGCATGATGTGGGCCGGCGACGTAGGCGTGAACATTCGCCGCGAGCTTCGCATTGCCCCAATCGTCGACATCATGCGGACGACGAACCTTGGCATTCCGACGAAATGGCACCAAGAGCGGCAGATTGACGGCTCTATCCTCATATCGCTTTGGCAGCCTCCTGCGCAGCCGACACGCATCTTCATCGACTACGGAGCGCGGGTGAACCCAATTACGGCCCCTGATGGCAGCGATGAAGTAGACCTTCCGCCCGAAGGAATTCATGATGTTGTCTACCTGCTCGGGCGCCGGCTGGCGACCAGTTACGGGCGCAACGCACAATCAATTGCCATCGCGCTTGCTGACAGTGAGGCCGTAAAAGCGCGCTGGGACAGCTGGTCGCGCGGTCAACAATGGTTGAGGTTCCTTCGTGGCTAATTTGCTTACCCTCGGGTCTTTCACAGACCCGTTAAACCAGGATATGGGCGCTTCCAAGCTCACGAACGTGCGCGCGGTCGTTCGCCGTCAAGAAGAAGGCAGGACGGCCATTGTCCGTCTTGTCGGAACGCCTGGTCTTGTAGAGATTTGCAAGCCTTCGGATGCTGAATGCATTACGCTCCGCCACGCGCTTAAAACGATTTGGGCTGGCTACTCTGACGGTTCCATCTACCACGGGGTAGAAACCGACACGCCTACGTATGCGGGGAAAGTGACCGTCAACCCTGATTACCCTGTCATCCGGATGGCCGAAGACCGGGTGGCTCTCGTTATTGCGTCGAATGGCACCGAAGCCGGCGGGACAGGCTCGGGCTACACAGCGACGCAAGCGACTGGAGTCGTCAATGCTAATTTGCAAACCACGATTGAGTTTGATCCGTCATCGGTTTGCGTGACGGACAACATTACGATCTGGGCCGGCGGCTCCGACACCTACGCCAATAAATCCAGCACGATGTATTCGTCTGTGCCGCTTGATCCGGCGAACGTACCGGCAAATAGCTACGCGACAAAAGAAGCACGCGCTGACCCCGTACTCGACGTTGTTACAACCGTACGCAATTTCTGGCCATTCGGCACTCGGTCGATTGAGCAATGGTACGCAGCCGGCGGTACCGCCGATTTCCCGTTCGTAACCTATACAAATACGATGCTCGATGTTGGGCTCGCCGCTCGGCGTACGTTGGCATGGGTGCATGGCAAGATATGCTGGGTAGGTACCGACCGCCGGGTGTGGATCGGGGCGGCCCAAGACGGGCAGCCGATTTCGCCGCCATGGGTCGACTTGATGCTTCAACAGGTTGACTTGCAAAAATTAACGGCATTTTTGCATTCGCAAGGTGGCGATGAATTTTATGTGCTGACGTACGAAAATGAGTGGACAATCGAGCTTGCCATCTCAACAATGCTCTGGAATTTCCGCACGACCCCCGGTCGCAAGGATTTCGCCGGTCGTTGCGCGGCAGAAATTGGCGGGGGTGTTGAATTGATCGGACTCGCGACCGGCGAAGTGTGCCGCGTTGATCTCACAACCGCGTACGAGCCAGCCGGGGTCATCGAGCGGGAAATTATCACTGCGTGGATTGGGCAGCAGGAGACGCGGCATGTCGTGGATGAGGTGCAGTGGACTTCTTATCTACAGTCACCAGAAGCGGGCACGATGCTGTTCGATTGGTCGCAGGATGGCCGCAAGACCTGGAAGGGCTTACGCACGATTGCATTTCCGGCCCAAGGCCACCGGAGAGCCATCGCACGTTGCCTAGGTTCGTCCCGTCGGCGCCAACTGCGATTCAGGTACGCTGGGACTTCGGCGCCGTTCGCGGTCGACGAGCTATTTGCTGTCGGATCGGATGGGAGCTAGCCATGGCCATGCAAACGGTTGCGGCGGAAACAAAAACGGAGAAAGAGGAGCGACCGGCGCTGGGTCTTTCGGCCAGTCACAAGGACGTCCCCGCGGTAGCGGGCATACGTCACGGTCGCTCAGTTCCTTTCCACACGCGCACTTCATTCAGACGCAATCCTGTCTGCAATGAGTGTCGCGTACCCTGCAATGTCAACCCAATGGTCCCTGTAGTTGGAGTCACCCGCAAGGATGCGGCCTATCTTATGGGCGATCATTTCGAGGGCTTCTTTTTTCATGGGCGAAAGTTTTTCCCAACTTGCAAAGCTACGCAGCGCCATTTTTAGTTCTTGCGTAATAGCCGCATGGTAAGAAAAATCCCCGTGTGTTTTTGCCCGTTCGTCTAGAATCTTTTGGACCGTAGCCATGATCAGTCTCCGCCGTGTTCCACCCCCGCCTTATCTCCCCAGGGAGAGTCCCCAGTTCAACAAATGGTTGCATGATTTAACTCAGTTCATTTCCGCCAATGGCGGCATTGACAACTCGCAAATCGACGGATTTTCAGACCTGCAAAATTCCGTCGAACACAACACTACCGAAATTCACCTTCTCCAACAATCCGTCGCATCGCTTCAGACAAGCACCGGTGCGCTTCAGCAGTCTCTCGCATCGTTGCAATCCAGCGTTCTGTCGCTAAACGCAAGCGTTGCAACTCTGCAAACAAGCGTCGCTGCGCTTCAGACAGTTGTGTCGGCTCTCCAGGGGAACCCGGTCGTTCGCAATCCCGATGCTGTTCCATCGTCTTCTCTCGGAAATAATGGCGACCTTGCTGTCGACGCTGTTAACCATCATGTTTATTCAAAGCGAAGCGGGGCTTGGGTTCTTATCGTATAGGCTCATTCCTACCCCTGCTGCCGCTTTCGTTTCTTGTTTCTCTTGAATTTCTCGCGTGCAAAAACCGACACGTAAAAGTTCGCATTTTGCTGCGTCTTCAAGGTCAAGGCCCATAGCATGACACAAGGCGGAAAGCGTGATCATAACCCCGCCAATTTCCTGATACGGCTTGCCGACGCTTTTAGAATCATACACATATGACAGAATAGCACGTGCTTCGTACACGTTCATTCCGCATGATTGCACAAGTTCCAAAGCTTCTTCGAGAAAACGCTTGTTGCGCTCTTCGACATTTTTCCGAATGTCTGCGTTAAACGCGCGATGCAGCCACAGGAAAACTAGATTTGAAAACTTTCGGATTCTCATTTTTAACCTCGTTTGCCTCTTTGCATGTTACCCGACCGTCGCCGGGGTAGATAGCGTGCTTGACGCGCCAGCCGCCGCGAATACGCTCAAAGTGTCCTGTCATCGGCTCGACATTTTTGCCGCACACGTAACAAATTCCAGGGTACATATTTCTCATTTTATATCTCTATTTTTTCCAGGTATTTTTCGAAGTCGAAAAATGACCGGCAAACAAAGTAGTGGTACCGCGGCCCAAGGGCGGTCCATCGCCGCTGGAATTCTTCTTGCTTTGGGGACAAATGACCGCCGGGGGCCTTAAGCTCGATGGCGTAGCTCCCAGTTGCCGTGAAGAAGAGGAAGTCTGGGCAGCCTGGAACGACACCCATGCGCTTGAGTTTGGTCGCGGTCGCAACGTCGCGCGGTTCGCCATTTGGCACGTGAAAAATCACAAGCTCAGGACGGTTCTTCTGGACCCACTGCCAAATGTGCATGTGGATTGTTTTTTCACGAATCGGGCGGGATAAGGCCCTTCGTCTTAAGCTCTCGCTCTCGATTTTCGACATACCAGCGAATTGCCTCTCTTCCAGCACTCGTATGCGTTTCGACGTCATCGTGGTTCCTGACGATGTAATCGAGCCGACGCCAAAGTGAGACCGGCAACCGCACGGTCATCGTCTTTGAGGTCTTCCCGCGTTTTGACTGCGTTTCCATGATGCCGTACCATACCGGCAAAGCGTACACACTTCAATCGGGCGAACACCATGGCAGACATTTTTTCCGGGATCGGCGATTTGATCGGTGGCAGCATGGCTTCGTCTGCGATCAACAGCGCGGCGAGTGCTGGCACCAGTGGTATCGGCAACTACATCTCGCAGGGTGAACAACTTCTTTGGCCCTACAACCAGCAGGGACAGTCTTTTCTCGCTCCGATATCCAACATTTTGCAAAGCGGATCGACGGGCAGCCAGAACATTGGCGTTGATCGGATCAATGCTGACGTGAACCCGGTTGACTTCGAAAATTTTGCAAAAAACTACCAGATGAGCCCCGGCGCGCAATACCTTCTCAGTACCGGTGCGGCCGCCCAAGACGCGACCGCCGCGGCACGGGGCGGTCTTTTGAGCGGGGCGAACGTGCGGGCACAGACCGGTATCGCTGAAGGAATTGCCAACACTGACTTGTTGTCCCAGTACCAAGCCATGCTCCAAGGCCAGCAGCAAGACTTCACGCAACGCGAAACGAGCTTCCAGAACTTGTATGGTCAGGAAGCTCTGGGCGAGACTGCTGCCGGCCAAGGTGCGCAATTGTACGGTCAAGGGGCCTCTGCTCTTGCTTCGATGTATGCCGCTCAGATGGCCGCTTCGGCTAAGGCGAGCCAGTCAAAGGGGAGCGGGATCGGGGGGATTCTGGGCGGGATCGGGAGCGCGGCAATCAAAGCGTTCGCTTAGGGACGTGTCTTTTCCCAAATGCAGCAATCTTGTGGCTCGTTAGGGTTGATATTTGGCAGTATCGCAAATTTTTTTGCGACCCCAACAAGCCGGGCATTCGATTTTTCAAACACCCGGTTTACCTTGGTGTTCTCCACCGCGCTCCACGCCCATACGCGATGGATGTCCCGATGCGCCAAGAGCCATGCCGTAAAAGGGATGCCGAATAAGCGACCGGCGCCTTTCGACGGTTGCGCAAATTTGAGACCTATGCACACTCCACGGTCACTGAATTCGGCGGTCACGACGCCGACGAACTCTCCGTGTAGTGTGATGGCAGCCCCGTAAACGCCGAGCAACGCGCCCATGTTCCACTCAACGACGGCTTTTCGGGCTTCTTCGAGACTCGTATGTATGGCGTTTGGCATGTACCGCATGACGCGCGGGTCGCCAGTGATGCGGTGATAAAGGTCAACCGCGTCGCTGCGAATGAGCCCGCGCGTCACAAAGGGGCCGAATGATTTTGCCCGAATGTCAATCATACGCCATGCCTGCTCAGGTAGGCGTAAACTGCCTCGCGGATAATCTCAGTTTTGTTGACTTCTTTGCGCTTCGCTAACTGACGAATACGCTTCATCGTTCCGCCCACAAATCTAGCGACCGTCTCTTCGCCGTAGAGAAGCGGGCGCCCTCGCGGATTTCTTGCCTTCTCGCGCTTCACCGCGCGCTCTTCTTTTTTCTGGGCGCTGCGCTTGACGGCTACCTTCATTTTTATTTTTCTGACGACTTTCCGGGCCTTCTTCGCGGCTCCGTACGGGTCAAGCGGGTCAACTTTTGGCTTACTTTTTCGCTGTTTCTTTTCCACCTTTGCAACCTCTTCTGCGGTGATGGGACGGGGGAGCGGCTCAGGCATCTTGCTGAAAACATCCGTGTCCATTTTGGCCTCACTTTTTCATTCTTTGGGCAACATAGCCTTCCTCACCAAGAGGGAGGCCAGCGGTCCAAGAACGTTGCCGCGTCATTATCGCTCCTATTTGCTGATGTCGCTGTTCTGCGACTTCAGCAGGTGCTAAAGCGACGACGCTATCGTACACATCTAGCAACAAAATTGTATCTGTCAATTCATTTTCGATATCTTTTTCAACTTCTGTAATGAGGTCTCGCGTCATGGCTTGGCATGAAATTTCTAATAGCGACCCCCCGAAAACTTTCTGCGGGCGCATTGCTCCGTGTTTGGCTCTCCAGAAGTAATAATTCCCGTCTTGCCCGACATGGCAAGAATAGTGCGGAATGGCGCGACCGCTTGGCAAGACCATCCAGATGTTATCGCCGTCTTTCATCAACTTTATCTTCCCAGCGTAGTAGTAATTGCCGGGAGGATCGTAGTAACAATTTTCCCATGCCGCTTTAAGACTGCCCCATAACGTAACAAGCTTGGGGTTTGTTCCTCGATACCCGTCAATGTCTGCTTTCGCTTTTGCTGGGGTGATTTGCGTCCTGAGCAATCCGCTGTCGGCGACCGTTCGCCGCAAAAACGCAAGATATTTCACCCACCCAAGTTGATAGTTGCCGCCGAGCGTGACGTTTTTGGCTGTCTGGCGTTCTTTTGGATGGGTCTTTTTCGTCGCGTCTGACGGCAGATTAAACAGCCGGATGGCATTGACCATGTAGAGATCGGATTCCGGATCGGACAGGATTTCCAGCCGCTCTGTATCGCCGGCTTGCCACAGGGCGAACCGCAATTCAGCCTGCTTCTCGTCTGCGTCAATCAGCGCGTATCCCGCCGGCGCTACGATGCACCCACGAAGGGCATCCGTGAGCGCGGTATTGTTAAACTTCTCGCCTCGCTTCAGGCCCTCAATGACTTTCTCAACATCGTATTTTCCAGAAGGTCGCGCAATGTTGAACAGGTTTGCGCCTTCTGATGTTCCACGTCCCGACCGTGCGCCAAAGTAGCGTGTGGCGTCCTTGTAAGAGCCGCACACGTGACGATCCAGGATGGCTTGAGCTTTCGTCGGCGCCGAGCCTCCAGCCGATTCCAGTAGCTCCAGCACTTCGCGGGGGCCGGCGGGCAACTCTGGGTCTTCGAGAGCTTCATCAACGGTGTGCTTCTGCGTGTCTGGAAGCACGACTTTCTCGGTCTCCAGCCACGCAAGGATGCGCTGGCGCTGGGTGATCTTTGTCACTGCGTTGCCGGTGATTTCCCGCAGCGTGTTGGCGGTCTCAAACTCGATTTCGGTGCGCCGAGCCGCGATGGCGGTCGCCAACTCAATGTCGATCGGCAACCCGACATTGTTCTTGCGCCATGTTCGCTCCCAAATCGTGCGTTCGTTTTCATTCAATTCCGGCAGAAGCTTGTCAACCGACATGAGGCAATGTACGTCCTGGACGTTGTACTCCAGCAACTCCTGAAAGATTTCCCGGTCCTCGCAAAATTCGCCGTCTCGTTGCGGCTTGCACGTCTTCATGACGAGAAATTTGCCCCGTTCGTCTTTGCCTTTGACGTTCAGCGCAATGCAAAGAGCATCAAGACCGCCGGGGAGGGATAGGGCTTGCGCCCGCGCCATCGTGCATGAAATTTTTTGCAAGGGCAGATTTATGAACGGTCGCTGGCTCGGACCGCGCAACACGTTCACGTCAAAATTGGCGTTGTGCGCAACGATGCGTGTACATTTTTCGATATCTGCATACAGATCATCAACTGTGTGAGTTGTCTTCGCTATCCCGAGAGGGCAGGCGGTCTTGACCGTGCCGCCGCCGAAGCACCATGCCGCCACGGTAATGCACGTCGAAGGATCGGCAGCGTACCGGCGGGCTCCGGATTTGCGCAAATCAATGCGCGACCGCGTTTCCAGATCAAGCCATAAATTCATGTTCGTCTCCTATGAAAAACCCCCCTGCCGGGGCTCAATCGGCAGGGGGGCGCATGTCGCACTGGCAAGCAGAGCTTGACTTATAGCGCGACTTATCTGGGCGGGAACGGTGACGCTGGACCTGACGAACCGCTCCCGCCCCAGGGCGCCCCTGGCGACATGCCCGCACCAGGGGCTGCCCCGAATCCTGCCGGCACGGGCGCGGGGGGAGGAGCGAAGTTCCCGCCGCCGGCGAACCCTGTCACGTTGAGGCCTTGGGCACGGGCCTTTTCCATCAGTTCTGCCGGGTTCGCGGCATTGCCGATGTTTATTTCCTCGCCGCGCTGCAAGAACAGCACAAGATTGATGTAGAGCTTCACCGCCATCGCGTTGGTGCTGTTTTGCGCGGCAACAACCGACACGGCGCACACATCGCCCGGCTTCACCATGGCTTTGTTTGGGAGGTTGACCACGGCGCCGTTCTGAATGATGGCGGTCTTAATCGGGAAATTTGAGTTTCCGCCGAATGTCCAGTGACCGCGAGCCCAATCGGCCGGAGCGCGGCCGGGAACGGGAGTGTCGCCGTCTCTGACGGGCCATTGGATGGCGGAAAAGGGGACATTGGACATGGCACCTTGCCACAATTCGTTGCAGGCTTGAGCGAGGCCCGCGAAAATCGGCTCGTCCCACCACGCACTTCGTGTTTTCTGGGCAATGAATGCCGCCAGATAGGTGGGTTGCTGGGACGGTCGCCCCTGATACGTCGTAGCGGGCTCCCAAAGATTGCGCATCCCGAAGATGCGACAACCAAATATGTCTGCGTGCTTCATCAATTTACTGGCCATGTCTCGTGTCCTTTCGATACGTCGATGATTTCTACTGGCATCATTTCAGAGGGGTGTCAACCCCCATATTTGCCCCACGGGCTGTTCGGGTTCGCAACTTCGTCTCCGTTTGGTACTTCTTCTATGCTTTTAATTTCAGACCCGATTGCTTTCGCCGCAAGGACGATCGCGTACTTCTCGCCATAGATGGCGGCGCACGCCTGCATTGAAATATAAAGTGATCCGACAATTTTCGCATCGAAAGCGATGAGATCGGTACCGATAAGCTCGCAAAATTCCGCGTTAAGAGTTTCGCATTGGTCTTCCGTTACTTTTCTATGGCGTTCATAGCTCCCCGGCGCATTCATTGCCTTGCGTACAGCGGTCTCAAGTTCGTTTAACTTGCGCATTTCTGTATTCCTCTGCCTGTCTTTCGATTTCACCGATGTATTTTTCTACGCTTTGTTTTATTTCTGCTTTACTATACAGTTTATACATATTCGTGAGTGACGAATACAGTAACGCATTAGCCATTGCGTCTAATTCGACGAGATCAAGCGTGCTACCCGTGACTTTCAGATACTTACTCTTTCCACTGATGATTGCCGCCGCTATCTCGTCGTACCGTTTTTGTTGTTTCGGGTCTCGCAACAACTCGCTTAGCCGTACCCTTGCTTCTTTTTTCGTCACCATCGTCAGTACCTCACCGTCATCTCGCCTTCAGGCGTTCGGGATGCGACGGCCGTGTAGGCTGCGGCGGTCGGCGACAGTTTTTCAGCCTGAGCCGGTCCGACTGGCTTCACCCCCGCTGCTCCGTGGAGTTCGTAGAGCTTCTGCGCTGCGTCTCGCTCATTGTTCCAGATGCGCCACTTCCGCTTGTTTTCTATTCGTACGCCGTCGACGATTTCGCCGTTTTCGTAAACGCGCTTGAGAAGCTCTTTTTCAAGGGCCTCTTTCATGTCGGAGACCGCGCGGATAACCCGAAGCATTCGTGTGACTTCGGGCGACGTCAGTGTCGAGAGGTCGCGACTGATGGCTGCCATCAGGAAATTCGCGTCCTGAGCCATGACCGGACACTTCTGGAAGGCCGGGCACCAGCGACAATGCGGCCCTGGTATCGGCGGTCCCGCATACGCCATCGCGGTGCGTACGGCTTCACGATGTTCGACGACAACACGCCGCGCGTACGCAATCTGCTTGAACCCCTGATCCTCGCCAGCGGCGGTCCATGAATTGGGCTGGAAAATGACCAGCCGAAAGAATGGCATCTCCGGATGTTCGTCGAGGAACGTCGCAGCGTAAGTGAGCAACTGCTTGTTGTCCTCAACTTCAACGTCCCAACCGCCATTTTTGTAGTCAAAAACCGTTATGACGTCTTCGGCGATGTGCGCAACGTCGAGTTGCCCCCAGCACCCTTTGTCAAGAACAACGCGCTGTTCGATCTGCAACTCGCCGGCGCCAAGCGACTTGATGAACGCCATGACGCGCTCGACAACTTCGCGATCCGACATTCGATCCGACTTGACCCACGGAGCGCGCGGCATCGGCAATGTGCCGGTCTTCAGCGCGCGCTCAATGACCGCATGAACGATTGAGCCCTCTTCTGCCGCTGCGTTCGTGCGCTCAGGAAGCCCCTGAGCGAGACGAGCGGAAGGAGGGCAACAAAGCCAGCGCGCCGCGCTCGATGGCGACCATACTGCATGTGCCATGTTGCCCTCCTGCCCTTAACCGCCGAGTTGCCGCAGAATGTGGTTCAATTGCACCTCGGTTGCGCGAGGCAGAATGAACCCCAAAATTTGCTGGAGGCTCGCTTGCCCGGCTTCAGGAAAGAGCGACTGGAACCATTGAACAATGCCAGCTTCTGGCTGCCCCTTCGAAAGAGCATCCTGTATCTTACCGACTATGGCGGATACGAGGGGTGCCGTCGCGGGCTCCTGGCGGGCGACCACGGCCGCGTTTTGCTGGGGCTGCGGCTGGCCCTGAGGAAAACCCTGCTGCACCGCCGGTGCTGCTGCTGGTGCTGCCGACGCCTGAGGCTGCGGCTGGAAGCCAGTGAACCCTTGCTGGGCTTGCTGCACCTGTTGAGCCTGCTGGATCGGCTGGGCCTGAGGAATTGGTGGATCGATATCCGCTTCCTTCGCATCCCTCTTGTTCTTGAAATACGCCTTGAATTCTTCAAGGCTGTCGAATTCTACGGTTATTTTCATCCCATTTTCCTTTCTAGAAGGGGTGAATTTTTCCGGCCCGGTCATAGTAGCCTTTTACCGTGACCCGACCATTTTTTGACCGTACCAGAAAAATACGGTCAATGTCTCCTGGAATTATTGCATAGGGCCACGGCGCATTTGCATACTTCGTGGTAAGGAACCATTTTTCTCCGACCTTGAATGGTGGCCCGATAATTTTTTGGAATGGTTCTTTTGCCAAAATTTCCGACATATTGACAAATTCGCCGCCGACCGCATGGCCGTTGAGGTCTTTGCCAGCTTCCCGGATGGCAGTATTGTCGTACCCACAATGCGGACAAATTGGGTGAAGGAAAGGGGCGTATAACTCGTCACATGCGGCGCATTTTTTCACTGACGACTGGAGCATGCCGCAGTACGGACAAAGGTTGCCGTGCAGAAATTGATCGAACCGGTCGCCGCAACCCCGGCAACGGGTCGCGGTCTTGTGAACCGTGCCGCACTTTGGGCACGTGCGCCCGAGCTTCCAGCTTTCCCATTGCCAGCCGCAATCCTCGCAGATCAACAATGATCCCGGTGCGGCGACGATGGCGTCCAAACTGCCATGTCGATGAACGTTTCCGCCGAAATCCAGTACCGCGCAATTCTCCGCGACAGGCGTAACACGGGCGCCACGTCCGAGAGCTTGGGCGAAGAACACGGGGGATTTGGTGGCACGGCAGAAAACGAGCATGTCGATGTCTGGCACATTAAAGCCAGTGTCAAACATGGCGACAGAAATAAGCGCCGGATATTCGCCTCTCCGGAAAGCTTCAACTGCCACATCGCGCCGGCCTTTTTTCAAATTCGAGTGGACCGCGACCGCCCGCACGCCTTTCTGGTTCAATTCGCGCTCAAGCGTTTCAGCATGCGCAATGTTGCAGGCAAAAACGAGCAGTCGGTTCCGGTGCATCCTTTCCATTGTCCGCCGTACCGCAAAGGCGTGCAAGGGCGCCAACTGGATGGCGCGCGGCGCCAATTGATCCATGTCGAAGTCACCTGCGACGGTCTTGACGCCATCCGTATTGATCGTTGCGACGTCTTCAGCCACGGCGGGAACAAGCGGTTTGACCCAGCCGTCTTTCAGCGCGTCAAGGAAAGTATACTTGAAAATGATCGGCCCAAACGTCTTTTCGAGCGAGCCTGTTCCATCAGCACGAAATGGCGTCCCGGTGAGCCCGCGCACTTTTGCGTTCGGCACCGCGTCGAATACGCGACGATAAGACGACGTTTTGTTGATGGGCGTCCGATGCACTTCGTCGACATAGATGTGCGTCACATCCTGGAAATACTTCATCCGGCGGACAAGCGTTTGTACCGTGCCAATCGTCACGCGCGCAAACACGTTCTTGCCGATTGACGCGCTGCAAATGCCCGGTCGCAAACCAACCTCGCGGCAAGCTTCGGCATTTTGCGCTACAAGCTCTTTTGTGTGGGCGATAATTAACGTGCGACCGGTCTCATTCATGGCTGCGAGACCGCCGAGAATGAGCGACTTGCCGCCGGCAACCGTCACTTCCGCAACGGCAAATCGCTCTTCACATGCCAGCATGTTCCGGATGCATGCTTCTTGGTGCGGGCGTAGTTGGATCATCGGTTCCTGTCCCAAACCATGACAACTCCTGATAGGATAAGAACCCATATCACCACGCCAATCACATCCGGAATGTCGGCTCTGGTCATCTCGTCACCATTTTAACGATCTTTTTTACGTAGTTATCAGCGTGGCATTGCTTCGGGGCGCACCAGCACCGAAGCGCTACGTTCTGACCGGCCCGCACCATTTGGGCGATCTTTTCAAGCTCATGGCTTATAGGGCCGTCATTTTCTCGATCTTCTTTTATAAGCCTGTTATGTTTTCGGATGCATCCGAGCCGGTCGCCGTCGCGCCCCATGATGAACGGGTTGCCAAGAATGGGGTTCGACCGATCGACGTCAATGACGACTTCATCAGGCCGTGGTTGCGTTCCGGAGTCCCTTTTTGAGACGGTGCGAATTGTCCCAAGCATTTCAGTCTCCAAAATCGGTATGCTTTCCTTCAAGAATGGCACCCGCTTCGGGCGCCCCAAGAACCCCACATGGCAACGTTCCGCGTCCCGAACATGACTGGCATCTCAACGTATGGGGCGCCAATCACGTGTTTCAGATGATTACGCAAGACTTCATTTTCGTACGAAATCTGCGCAATACACCGCTCTAACTGGTACCGGCGGTCATTCACCGAACGTTCGTGACCTATCATTTTGCAACTCCTTTATTCTGGCTTCTAGCCGTTCGTTCATTTCCATGACAACCATAAGCTCTTCAACCAGAGCTTTGCACATTTTGTACAGCATCTGCTCGCGCGTGTCATTGCAGACGCTAAGCTCTGCAAAGACAGATCGTAGTTCTTCTAGCATCTCACAATTCCCTGTAATTCACTGCCAAAAATTGGGCGAGTTGTTCTACTGTTACGATCGGGTCTGTCGTGCGAGGCGCCCCAAAGCCGTATTCCAGCATGCATCGGCGGCCATCTGGCAATTCAAGCTCGCCTTCGACTGACTTGCCTTCGTCAACCAGCGCTACGACCCGTTTCACGACCCATTTCTTGCCTTCCAAGATCGACACTTTCAGCCGCAAATGCGTATCGCAGAACCAAGCGTATCGCTCAAGCGTCAGTTCCCATGGGTAGCCCATTTATTTCTCCCATGGCCATGTTTTTGGAGCTGCAAACGGAATAGGCGGGTTGTTAAACACTGACTTCACTCCCCACTCGGGACCAAGCAACCATGTGGTATCCTTGTTCCACTTACAAATACCTCTGTAAGTCAGGATGTCAAGGCATTTCTTGGGGTCGTCAAATACGTCGAGAACAATGAGCAAGTCATCAGTGTCCATGTAGTATTCGGCGTTGTCCGGAGCCCCGCGCCCGCCTGTCCTATCAGTAATGACCGCTTCGGTAACTTTTCTTGGGCCGACCGCCCTGATAGTGTCCTTCATGCCTTCAACACGCGACTTTCTTATCCCCGGAGCCGCATAGAGCCCGCGGTCGCGTAAGACCGCACTATCAGTTTCAATCAGCCGTCTGAGACACGTCTTGACCGTGTTTTCGTTCAGCGCGGTACGCTTGGCGATATCCCGAGGCGTCAATTCATGTCCCGCCGCCGTTAACGCATGCAAGACGGCAGCTTGGCTGCGGGTTCTGGCGACCTTGCCCGGTCCTGTGCCTTCATCCCCTTCCAGTTCTTTTCCAACTCCGTCAATTTCAATCGTCACCGGTCTCCAGACCGGCGATGGCTTTTCTCGCATGATGTCCATAACAACCTCTGGTAGGTCTCTTGGGTTCGTGGTGAGCTTTCCAACGCCGGCAGCTCGGTCGGCTTTCATGACCCAGCCCCCGTCAAATGCGCCTATCAGGCCGAATGAGCCGCTATAGGCTTCAATCTCGTCTTCCACCTTTCCCTTCTTGGTGTGGTGAACGCAGAAAATGCAAATTTTGTGTTTTGCGGCGAAACTTTGCAGCGGCGCAATGACGCGGTAATCAGCCGCATACATATTTTCGCCGTGCCCTGTCGCATTGCCTAGACGAATACGCTGGATTGTGTCGATCGTTACGACCTTAATCTCAGGGTTCGCGCGTAGCCGTTCCTCTATCAGAGCCAAGATGCCGCCCTTACCGGCCGGGTCAAGCAACGGCACCTCGTCGTCACTGTAGTAAAACTCCACCTTGTTTTTTGCATGCCGCAATCTCGCAAAATATCCGAGTTGATCCAAGCGGTGCCGTATTCGGTTTTTGTTGTCTTCCAACATGAAACACAAAACGTCGCATGGATGGCATTTATTACCCATAAAATAGCCGCCGCTGGCAATCGCTGTTGCAAGATCAAGGGTTGTGAAGCCCTTACCGATTTTTGGCGGCCCTGCAAAGACCACGGCGCCGGTTGTCGTTAGCAAATTGTCAACCCGTGGCAAGACCGGCGGTATGTCTTCCTTTTCGAGATCAAGGGCATTCTGCGGCGGCTTGAACCCAACCGGCGCATGCTCCTTCCTTGCCGCTTCCATGGCGATTGCGGCCGATACCGTATTTTCCAGGACCTTAAATTCACTCTCGGTCACAACTTCAGGAGGAACGTACGATTTTATCCGTTCCCATAGACTATATTCTTTTGAGTGGCTGGAAAAATCCCGGTATTGCGCCGCTACGCCAGCAAATTTCCGGTGTTGTCTCAATTCTTGCAGCGCATGATTGGTTGGAAGCATTTCCAAGCGGTCAAATGCCGCTTGCGCCGACCGCAAAGCATGTGGTGATCGGCCTAAATCTGCCACCCTTGCCAGCAATTCATCGCCATTCAGTACGCCAACCCGGACCAAAGGCGCGATTTGCAAAAAAGCATCCCTGAAATAATCCCCAGCACCGTCAGGAGGAACCCTTGAAAATATCTCGTCGCATCGTTTTTCGCCCCAGTCTTGGAGATGTTCCCGCTCAGTGTCCGTCAGGTTATCAAACTCGCTTTCCTGACCATCCGTGCGCGCGCGTAGCGGTTCGCCTATCAAGGGCACCGCCGCCACCCGGGCCGTCCCAATTGACAGTCCAATACGGCGCCCTTGGTACGGATCGGTACAGCCTGACATGACAGGATCGGCGGTAAAAAATGGCGCCACGGCCGTATATATCGATGCATCAAGATGCGGCGCCGTTGTTTTTATCAGCGCCCTTGCCTCTGGTGCGGTCAATGCCCGATCGACAAATATGGCAAGGTGCACCTTCCACCCATTGACCAGTGGATGACCGCTCGATGCTGATAGTTGCACTACGCAATCGACATCCTTGGCCCATGCCGGCAGACACTTCCGGATTGCTTCCTCAGTGGGTAATCCAGGTTGCGGTATGTCGCAGTCGAGAAGTAAAATTGTCGAGGCCACGTCATCAATGGTCGCATGCGGCCCTTGGGATAGTCGCCGATGCGCCGCTAGCGGATCAAGCCGCGCGCGTAGCGAACCCCGTATCAGACAGTGTTTGGGGCTGCGGGCTAAGGCCGTAAAGACTTCATGCAAATGATTTATGTCGCGAATTTCCAGCGTCACAAATCTGCACATGTACGGCATGCCTGAGTTGGCAGGAGGCATGAACGGGACCCAAAATTTTGTAAGAACCTTGTCATCGGCGCTTTCGCAGACAGTGATCAAATTTTGGGTTCCGTAGGCCATGACTAGCGCTCCAGTCTCGCGACTTCGTAGCAGTACGTCCCGGTCAGAACGCCGCAGAAGAGCGCCACGAGACCGCACGCTACGGTGTAGATCGACCCATTTGGGTCGCAGGCATTGGCCATGACGACAAATGCCTGACAACCGGTGAATGCATAAGCTGTTATCATTGCGACCCACTTCATTTTACTTCCCTCCACTTACCGTTTTCTCGCTTCATAATTGTTGGCCATGGCACCTGTTTTGTCATTAGCCATGCTTTTTTCTGCTTGGCGCCCTTGAGCGTCCAATGGCTACTAAAATGTAGCCATCGGTCCACATCATAAATCATTATCCAGTATCGTTTGAGACTGGTCATTCGCCGCACCATTTGTTTTTAAGGGTGATTTTTATGACCGCGAGAAAGCCGCTCTTGTTGATCGACACGTTGTCTGGCGGGTTGTCGACGTCAAGCAAGGCCCTTTGGCCGTGGTTCAGGATGTTCGGAAGAAGGTCACTATTCAGGTAGGAGTTGCCATGACCGGTGCATTCGACGACATGGCGCCGGCCAAATTTCGGCACCTTCACGTACCGTTCGGCGAAAATTTTCGCTTTGAATTCAACGACTATCATGATTTTTGAGCCCTTTGCGTTCGCGCATACAGGTTAGCCTATCAGAGTGTTTCCTGAGCTATGCTAAATATGCATACCAGCCATGTCTATAAGCTGGCACAAGCGGCTAAATTTTTTGTCAATGTCGCTGGTCGTTTTTGCCGCATGGCTAGAAAATCTCCACAATGAGTTGAGTACTTCTTTTATTCCGTATTTATCTAGTATAATTTTTGCATAGCATTTTGATTTATTATCTGGCAGATTATAGTCATCGTATCTAGTGGCAACATGCCACGACAATTTTTCTTCAATAATTCCGCCTTCTACTTCTGCAATAGAAAGCACCATTTTTGGCAAAGTATACAGCGTGATATACATTGCCAGCTCGTGATCACATGGCATTATCGGAAACATGATTTTATCCTCCTGCTCAGGGATTATTCCCTACATATAACCACGGTCAATGACCGTGGTTATAAATCGAGAATACTACCAGATTAGCTTTGTTCTCACAAAGCCGTTTAGCCGTATCCTAGGCATTTTGGCCAAGATATAGAGATGGCAAATCTTTATCACTTGCCATTCACCTTCACCGACTTCCGGCGTTGATATTGCATCGAGCGCCTCCTTCTCAGTCCTGAATACGATCGGGAAAAAATCCATTCGCAATTCACGTTCCTCGTCAATCATGGCTTTACCTCCACTCTGCGAGTGTCATGCTCACGGATAAAACAATAGCAATATTGTTTTATCCACGGCAGAACATGACCGACAAAACTGCCCGTCATGCCGTGGTCGCGGCAAAACATTTGCAGTACCTCGGCTGCGCTTGCGGCGCCGACGTACATTGCCGATCGGTCATTGTACTCGACGACCCATCTCGCCTTGCGCCGCGGCGTAGCGCCGTAGAATTTCATCATGACGATATTCATGGCTGCGTCTCCACCTTATGACCGTCCTCTTCCTCAAACCAAATCCAGTAATCCTCGCAATCTGCGGGTAGCGCGTGCCCGATGTAGGTCTTACCTGGCCAATCAAATTTTTTTAGGAAAACCTTCAGCGCGTATTGCACGTCAGTGACATTGACTGTCACTGATATCCCGTCCGAGTGAGCTTTTAACCGTGCAGGCTTGCACGTCGTTGGCGGTAAATACCGCACCATTATTGCACGCGACATGGTTTGTCTCCGTTTGGTTGACCCACCAATGGGGCCGGATATACCAGCCCCATGAATTGATCAAACAACAGAGGCCAATAACCTGCCCTTGCCGCCGATGAATTCGTACGCGCTGATATTGCCGTGGTCGCTGATAACCGCGACAAAACCGCTGAAGCCGTCAGGCACCTTACCTAAATCATCGACTTTAAGGTCGCAATCTTCCAGAAAACTATCGATATCAAACCAATAGCCTTTCATTGATGTGCATTCCGGCGTCCCAAAATAAACCCATTGGTGGCCGGTCATTTTACGCGCGTACGAAGTAAGCGCGTCTTCAATTTGACAAATGGCGTCGTTGATTATTTGCCACTTGTCAACGTCCGTATCAGGAAGCTCAAGCGCTTCCCTAATTTCACTCGCGTATTTTAGCGCACGCTTGGTGCCGCACAATTCTCCTTCGTATGCATAGCTACTGGCGTCATCTTCCGCGTTACAAAAACCGCGGTCCCATATTTCTCCGTAGATGATTTGATTAGTCATGATTTGTCTCCGTTGCCGGGTTTTCGAGCCATTATTGACCCACATATGGGGCCGGATATACCGGCCCCATAAATTGATCAATCATGCTGGAATGAGGACGGGCACCCGGTCATTGACGAGCGGCATCAGCAGCCCAACGGCTTTGCCCTTTAGGGCATCCCCACTGCCAAAATTGGCAGCGATATCCCGCTGCGACTGCTCACTATCGCCACCACGAACTGACCGATCATGGTCGACATAGCGCGTAACAGCCTGGAGCGCCGACCACACTGTGCCGGCAGCCGCACCCTCATGCACGCTAGTCCGATATGCACCGGCAAGCGCCTCGTAACGACCGCGCGTGCGAGTGGACAAATCCTCACTTTTTGTCTCGCGAGGAATGTCAAGAATGTCGAGGAAAAAGTCTCGAATTTCGCGTTTGTCCATTTTCTGGACGGCCATGGCGTCGCCGAGGCGTTTGTACGCCTCGACCGACTGCGCAAGTTGGGCTAATTCACGCGCCACTTGGCGTGCGTCAAACTTTGCTCGATGGGTTGTTTTTATCTGCGCACGCTTATCGGCATGCGCCAAATTGAGTGTATTTTGGCAGACAACGCGCGTGCATGTCATTTGATTAATTGTGGATTTTGTCGCGTCAAACGACGTGCTCATCAATACCCGAGCAGAATGTGCCTCACCGGCAATTTCCAAGCCGCCGTTAAATTTTGCAGTCGCCCAAATTTTTTCGCCCGCGCCCAAAGCGCCGGCAACATCGAGCGAAAACCGGCTATCGACAAGTACGTAGTCGTGGAACCATGATATCACTTCGCTTGGTTGCACGACTTGATACCCGTCCGACACGTAGCCGAGCGGATGGCCGGTATCACTACGGACAATAAAACATTGACCGTCCACCCGCCTGAAGCGGGTAGACGGATCGAGATGGTCAAAACGCGGCCCTTCCAAAGCCGCTATCGCAGGCACCGGGATTGCTTCCCAGTCGAGACCGGCACTGGTTATCCACTGATCGAGATCGGCACCAGCGGGCATCTCTGTGCCTATGCGGTGCCACACATCCTCCCTCGATCCCAAAAAAGCGATGCTGTTGATATTGGCGGTCATTGTGGTATCTCCGTAGTTGGGTTTGGTTGTGGGTTTGGTTGATTTACGCAACAAAAAACCTCCCTCGGTGCGAAACCGAGGGAGGTGTGTGTGTGTTCACTGATTGTAGAGCCCATAGTGGGCCCCGACGCAATTTGCGGCCGTAATGGCCGCACGCTCATGAAGCCCACGCCAGTAGTCGGCCTGCTCGGCCGCTTCGAGCTGGCTGTGCAGCCACTTATTAATGTGGCTGCGAACTAACTCATCGTTGTCTGGGTTTTTGTTACCTATAAGAAGCACCTGAAGTACGAGACGGTCACGGTATTGGGACACAGTGTCCCAAAAATACTCTATCGCCTGGCGCCGCCGGCGCCTCCTGCGAGCCGGTTCGCGGATAGGACGATTGGGCTGACCGTCCGAACTGGCGTGCCAGTGTTCACTGCCCGGCAGCGGCCTGACCGGCGTCCCGTAAGACGCCGTGGTCATATTCATTATTTTTTCGTGGCGCTCAAGGAGGTCGACGGCACGGTCATAGACCGTGACCGTGTCGCGAGCCGTCAGTCCAAAACGCCGGCAAACTGCCCGCGTTAGATCGGCTAAGAACTTTTCATTTAGCTGCCATACTTCACAATTGTGGAATTCTTTTAGGTCCCGCACAACTCGGGCAGTCTGAGCGACTGCCCGAGTGAGCGCCTGGCGGCGCTCGGCGAAAAACTCTTTATTCAATTCCCTGACTTTCCTCATTTTAACTACTCCCTAATTAGATACCGTCCCTATTGACGGCGCATGCATTTAATAGCTGCATTAATTAGTGCGGTCAACTCAACAAGCTCAAATTTTTTATCTTCAGTAAAATCAATGGGTTAGCTAGGCAGCTCAAATGGCAAAAATGTTGATGACCGCGCGCTGATTCGTTAAAAATAGCCAAGTAAAATCAGTCACTTAGACGAGCCGTACACAAGTGATTTGACTGCTAAAACTCAGTACTCTTTAGCAATCTCAAGCGCTTAGGTCATGCCCGCATTAGATACCGCTGCAAATCGACAAGTTGTTGAGCAATTTCAGATACTTAGCCAGTTTGCATGCACAGACTGCATGGCTGGTATGTGGTTTTAGCATGGAAACTTCAAAGACCGCTGCAAGATCAAGGGGTTAGTCGAGTTTTAATGGCAGGCGTGCAAAATTGAGTATGCGGCTGTTTACCGCCGTACGTAAAGAGCATGTGTACGGGTGGTATGAGAGTGTAGTTTTTATTTACCGATATCGATTGCCCCAAATTATAGTAAATCGTCTATGAAAACAGAATCCGAAATTCTTCAATGATATCAATAAACGTACACGGTTTGTTCACGGCGTTTTGAATAGGGTGTTGAAATTTTTGAAACTTTAATCTGATTACCTCCACAAACTATCGGTTATAATTCGCTATAATTACGACTGTCAGTTTCGTGGAGGTATCTGATTTTGCCTACCTTATGATACCAATTTAATTAAGTCACTGCTAGAGAGGGACTTATTGAATTATGAATGAAAAGTTGTTTGTTTCTATCATAACGGAAGGACAAAAATAGAACATCTGGCTAACCTATTGATTCCTCGTCAACCGAAAGTTGCTGAAAAAACGAAGTTTTTCAAATATCGATTCGACCAAAACCGACTTAGAGCGGTCTTTGGCCTGTTTTTATCAATACCTCCGCTAATCTGAGGCAATTCTCCTCAAACCCGACTCTAATAATCGGTGCATTTTGAGCTTTGGCACGCTTCTGAGTAGCTGATGAAATTGCACCGGCGCAAGCCGATTAGCTGCCCAAAGTAATTTTAGTAGCGTGCGGTCGTTAAAAATTGTGCCAATAATTCCCTCGGCGCGGCCAATTTTCATTCGCGCTTTAATCCGCTCAATCGGATTATTGGACGCTCTAAGCGTGCACTCTGCAGTCTCATATGAAATGCAGGAGGCCATTACGACGTCGCACAGGTGCTCAATCGCCTTAGCTTCTTCGTAGTGGAGCGCGGTCAATCGAGGCGCCCTGACCGGCTGCAAAGTCGAGGTGCCCGATTTAATCTCCGGTCCGATAATCTCCACCTCGCGCGTACTATTTATTGCGGCATATAATTCCTGATTATTGGAATATAATTTTAATTCATTGCTAAAACTATATGGTACTAGATTATTCATGGCGTGGGCTCCTATATCATCGTACCTTTTTCTACACCAGGGTACGGTGGGGTTGGCGGGAGGGGGTGGGGGGCGGTCGCCGGGGCAAACTGAACCTCTCCCAAACCCCAATTTTTAGACCCCTGAATTTTAGTAGGGTACCAGGGTAGTCACCCCAATTTTTAGACCCCTGAATTTTAGTAGGGTACCAG